CCTAACACCCCGATACCCCCAGCGGCTGCGGTTACGCCACCGCCAGCGGTCGCCTGGGCTGCAGCTGCGGCTTTCGATGCTCCAACAAAGGCAGGTACTTTGGCAATAAACGCCTTCATGCCACCTAACAACCCTTGGGTACCCAGCGCCGCCGAAGATGCTGCAGATGCCGCGGTTAAACCTTTGAATAATGTAATCGCGCCTTTTATTATTGCTAGCGTTTTAAACGCAGTAAATACAAGCCCAAGAGTTGTAACTAAAGCACCAAGCGCAAATGCCAGCGGTGCCAAAATTATTTTAAGTTTGTCAAAAAATCTACCAACTTTGTTAATTGCTTCTGTTAACGCTTTATTTGCTTCTATAGCTTTTTCATCTGCGAGTGTAGCTAGTTCTTGTCGTTTTGTGTTTTCTGCTGCTTCTTTACCTAAATCACCTAAGCCTTTTGCTTGATTTTCTATAGCTGCGGTAGCTTCTTTTATACTTGTAATATTTTTGTCGTTAAATATTTTTTCAGCCACATCTTCGCCAACACCTAAAGTTGCTGCAAAAGCCTCTTTTTCAAAACGCTCCAATTCACTAAATGTTTTGCCGCTTTGCTCCATACCTTGTCTTAATAATTCAATTCTTTCTTCTTCTGTCGCATTTAATAATTCCATAGAGTTGAGAAGAGGACCCCCTAATATAAAGTTCAATTTTCCAGCCGTTTCCATCGCACCTTCAAATGTATTGAATTTTTCACCAACAGTCAGTAAATTTTGCATTTCTACACCCGCTTGCTTTGCAAAAACAGCTAGACCTTTGAATATCTCTATACCTCTTTTGCCGCCATGTCTAGCTATGATATCAAAATTCTGATTTAAATCTTCTAGCATTTTATTTGGTCCAATGCCCAATGCGCGTCCAAATTTTGATAATTCAGTTGTGGTTTTTATAATTTGGCTAGCCGATTGGCCAGATCCTTGATTTAAATTTCTAAAGGCGCCAGCGAGCGTTGATGTGCTAACACCGAACCTTTCTAATGTGGCGGCCTGTCTAGTCAATTCAGATCTCTGCTTTACAGTTAAATTAGTAAAGTTTTGAAAGTTGTCTGTCAATCCTCTAAAAGCTTGATTTGTTTCTGCAGTGGTAAAATTAAAATCAATAAATTCACCTTGTAAATTTTCCACCTCTTGTCCAAAGCTTTGAAGTTGACCGGTCTCTCTAGTAAATGTTATATCGGTTTCTCTTAGTCTTGTAAGAGTACTATCTACGCCAAAAGCCAATGCTTTAAAATCTTCACTAAGTTTTTTTGCCCCAGCTTTTAAGGCGTCCATCGCTCTCTGTGCAAGAGCAACTGGTGTTAATACTTCTTTAGCTGCTAACCCTGCAGCCTCTAGAGCGCCGCCGAATCCTCTGCCTTCAACTACACTTTTTGCTATAATGTCAGTGACACTTCCTGCAGTTTCTTTTACTCCTGTTATCTGTTCAATTTGATTTTTGAATACATCTCTACTAGCTTTGTTAAGATCTGCTGCTTCAGATGTAGTTTTGAATATCTTTTTTAACTCAGCTAGTTGGTTTTTGAGACTTGTTAGCTTTCCCTCGTCTATTTTCTTTTCAGTAAGTTTAGCTTCAAGTTTTGCTATTTGGAAATTAAGAAGTTCTTTTTGTGCATCGGTTTGAGCTAGTGCCAAATCTTTCTCCAACCGCTCTTTTTCTTTCAAAAGGTCTGTGGCTTCTTTAACTCTCTCAGCTGTCTTTTCAACTGCTGCGGCCTCGATAGCTTGTCTTTTTTCAGCTTGTGTTAAGAACTCTACTTGCTTGCCAAAAGTTTCAGCCAAAGCTTCTTCTATTTTTTGGCCGTCAATTCTTAACTGAAGTATGTCTTCTAAGGTTTGCTTTTGGTCTACTAATGCTTTGTTGAATGCCTCTAAAGTTTCGATATCAGACTGTGTTGGTGTTTGATTATTTTCGGCCATGGTTCACTCCTTATTTAAGTGGCCACTTTATGCCGGTTTCTCTCTCGAACTTTTCAACCGCTTTATCTAAACGATATCTATTATTCAAAACGCTCGGGTCGTTAAGGCCATGCCTTAAGTAAGAATCCATATACGCTTTTTCTGAAGCTAGAGCAGCGCCAAATGCCATAACATCTGGTTTATTTCCTTTTACATAAAAAGTGCTTAAACTTTGTCCTGGTTCAGCGAACATGTAATAAAGCATTTGTTTTATTTTTGCGCCAAAAGAGATAAGGGCAGCGTCCTCTTTTAAAAGCTTAGCTTCATTTAAATTTATAGTTATGGTTTCTTTCATAAAAATAATTAGTTTTAATAATTAAAAAGTTCTACTTGGGGGTTTATAATTGGTGGACTGTGAAGCTTCTTGGGTTTTTTCATTTTCTTCTTCTTTGTGGTCGATTAACATTTGAACATACCATTGTCTTAATCCTACAGGTAGATTGTATAGTTCAAATAAGCTCCAGCCTCCATAATATTTCATATAAAAAAAGTTTTTATAAACACTTTTTATATAGCTAGGACTTAAGCCAAAAAAATTCCGCATTAAGCGGAACCTCCACTTTGCCCTCATGGTCGCAGAAAGAGCACTCAAAGTAACAACTTAAATCAACACCGGGAACCATTTTAGAATATGCCGCTCGTAAGTATCGACCGTCAACGGCTGCCATTGATTCAATGTACGACTTGATGAATCTTGGATCAGAATTACCATTTACTGATTTTATAATTTTTCTGTAAAAGGTTGTAATTGCACCTTGCTTGCTTTTACTTTTTTTAGATTTTTTATCTTCTGTTGTGTCAAATAACAACTTAAGCTGTAGCTTTGTATTTGTGCGAGGAATAAGAAAATCAATTACTTTGTTTTCATAATCAATTGACGCATCAAACTCTTCTACTTGCTCCATAAAATCATTATTTTCTACCTCATCTAAATTAAAAGTAAATTCTTGTTTTGTGCCACAAGATGGACACGTAAAGGTTGTATCGTATTCAGGGCCATAACCATATTTACGACAAGCAACAGTAAGCGCGTCCTTGTCTCCAACAAGTAAATCTCTAACTTTAACTCCTGGGGTGACTATAACCGACTGTATTAGTCTATCAATCACTGTTCCGTTTTTAATAAATGATTGATTTGTAAGAATATCTTCTTCTTTTGTAGTCATGTGTTTAATTTCTATTGAATCTTTTTCGTAAAGCGGATGACCTTCATCGTAAAACAAGCCTTTACTTGGTAATTCAACAATTTCAATCGGAGCAATAAACTCCATTTGACTTACAACCTGTGGTGGTTCATGTGTTTGAGGCTGTGGTATCTCATCGACACCAATACCTAAACGATCTTGATTGTTTCTCATTTTTTCTCCTGTTGGAAATTAGTTATTATTTTGTTTTAAATCACTTAAGAAGGCCGTCTTCGCAGCAGTATTGCGACCGCCTGGTGGCAATCCGGACTTTGCCTTCAGAAACACGTCTTCAGTTTTTAGTTTTTCATATTCAGCGCTAACATATTGCACTCCCATTGTAACATACATGACAGAAGAATTTTCATAATTTAATTCTTCTCCAAAAACTATGTTAGTAGGTTGTGCATCTATTAGTGACCACCTTTCAATTGGTTTTCCCTGAGCGTTGATATGTTCTAGATTTATAGTTAAACTGTCATCTTTATGTAGATTTTGAAATAGCTTACCTAAATTTGTTACCGTCTGAATTGGCTCATATCCTAAAGAAAGTAGCCATTGATATATGTTAGAAGATGCATTATACTCTTTGTTTTCAACATCAACTATGCGAATTTGAATATCTTCCCACTTATAGTTTTTAATAATATTGTTTGTCTCTGAAGTGAAATTGCCTAAAATTACATCAGCTTCGAAATTTAATTTTGGCTTAGTAAAACTTGAAACGAGAAAAGTCGACGGCCCAAAGTCTCGCTGGCCCGTATTATTCAATCCGCTCGAATTAAGATTAACGTAGCCAATCCATCGATAGCTACGTTTTGGTTCAAGATTTTCGGCTGCCCAAAAGTTGGCCATGGTCGCTCACCCTTATTCTGGCGTGCTTACGTCAGGGTTTACCCCCGGGGTACCTAGAGACTTAAGTGTTGCATAGTCATAATCAATTGTTAAGGTGTATTCAACCAAAGCATCGTCATCATATCCAACATTACCAAAGTCTACTTGGGATAAATAAGGATTCCATAATTTCCATTCTTCAATGTCTCTACCCTCTGCATCGATCTGTCTTAGGAAAATGGTGCCCATTGCAAAGTTTGCTTTTGCCTTCGAAATTGACTCTAACGCTGCACTTTCTACAGTAGGCGACGTGTAGCCAGAGTTGCTTAGAATATTCATTAAAATGGCTGCAGAATCCGGCAGAACAGGATCTAGAACGGTAACAGTAATTGGCTGCCATGTAATGCGACCAGGGTACTTAAAGGTATGTTGAATAAATTTAACCATCCCTTGTCCGTCCATCTGAAAATTAGGCTTTGTAGATGTGCGAACAAAAAAGCTCGCTATCCTGTTTGCCTCACCAGCTGGAACTATGTCCATTAAAAATCTAAATCTACGTTTAGGTTCAACTCTGTTATCTGTCCAAAATGCCATTTAATGTGTCTCCCTTATACTAATAAGTAGTTAAAATATTTTTTTAATCCTCAAAAGAAGCACCAGAGTCTGTAATTACAAAGTCGATTGCTATAAACTCAATTGATCTTGCTGGTTTCAAGAAAATCTGAGCGTATAGAATGTTTCTATCAATTAAATCTGGTGTAGTTGTTGTCTCATCAAGGACTAATTTGTAGTCTTCTAATCCAAGACCAGCTTTGACAGAAGCTAACAAAGGACCAACTCTACTACGGAACCGGTTCCAAGTTGATTGAACGTTTTGGTCAAACAACAGTGTTGCTGCAATTCTAGAAATTTCTCTTTTCAAGAAAATCAACAAACGTCTAACGTTAATTCTATCCAAGGCAGAGGGCGTTACCTGCAGGGTCTTTTGACCAAAGATAACAATTCCTTCAGCCGGGAACTGTGCGATTGGGTTAATGTTTGCATCATAGAGAGAATCTCTATCTTTTGAAATTAATCGCTCGCGAACGCCGACAACTGGGATACCGGCCGCATCGTTGGCAGAAAGGCCACCACGAGTAAATCCAGCTGGAGCAAACCAAAGTTCTTGAGTGGCTTGTCCAAAAGATATTGCACCTATCGCCGCTACAGATGGCGGCGCCCAAATTATTGAATTATTGATGGTGTCTTGAATCTGAACCCATGGGTAGTATGCAGCGCCAAAACTTGAGTTGATCTGTAAGTCTGACTTTTTCTTATCGATTGTATCTTTGACAGAGCCTACTCGATCTTCAACTTTATCTTTATTTTCGGTCTCAGGCACATAACCGCCAGCCAAATCAATGATTGCCAAGGCATCACCTCTGTCCTCACACATATCAATTAGATTTCTATTTAAGACAGCATTCGTAATACCTGGTTGAGCCGCGAGATCAAACTCAACATTTTCCGGATCTCTACAACTATCAATTGCCACTTTAATTGAATTAAACGCATAGCTGTTTCTTTCGTTTTTATCGGCTAGTAAAGTGTTTCTAAATGGCTCAGCTTCAGTAATATCTAACCCATCAAAACCGCCGTGCAATACGGTTGTAAACTGGGTGCCGCCTAAATCTAAAATTTCAGAATAGGTGCCATCACCGGAAGTAGCTTCGCGAACATAAGAAAGACCTTCACGAGCAGCGATTGA